CATGCAGGAGGTCCGGCGGCTGGACCGCCAGGGCAAGAACGTCCTCGTGGAGGGTGTGCCCGACGTCATCGTCAATCACCCTGGCTTGATCAACATGGCGGACGAGGTCGTTCATATCGACGTGCCCTACGGCGAGAGGATGAAGAGCGTCCTCCGGCGGACCAAGACCCAGAACGAACTCCAGCCGAAGATGCAGGACATGGGTTGGATCGTCAAGGAGCACATCGACCAGCTCGCGGCCGAACCCAAGCTGAAGAGGATGGCGAAGGGAAAGCTGACCGTCGTCAGCCGGGATGACTCCTGGCGTCACTTCGGCAAGGAACCCCCCCAAGTTCCCGCTCGACACCAACAAGCGAATTCGATGATCAGCTAAGAAGAAGGGTGACCCCGCGGCGGCCCCAGCGGTCGCTCAAGGTGGGGGTGCCTCGAGCTTCGCTGGTCCTCTCGCCGCCGCGGGGTCCGAGCATGATTTCGATCAGGGGGAGAAAGGAGTAACAACCCCTGACTAACCCGTCATGCTCTTCATGTTTCTTATACCACGGTCCGGATCTAGTAGTTCACGATCTCTTTCGCGGCCTTGAGGATGATTGCCCGCGCTCCGTCCATTGTCGAGATGCCCTCCATACCAAGGCCGACGGCTTCACCCAGTTCGATGAGCTCGTCGAGGGACATGGCGCGGAGGTCCTCGTCCGTCACGGTGATACTCGGATCGCCGGTGCTGAACCGCTGGCCAGACCCGCTAGCCGACGGTTGATCGCTTCAATCCTCTTCCTTCTCGAACCGCTTCTTCAGCAGCTCACGTCCCTTCTTGATCACGTCACTGAAGCCGGGCTTGAGCGGCTTGGCCGCGCCGAGCTTCCAGATGCGCGCGAATGCGAACTTCACAATCTCGTGGAAGAGCAAGCTCTCGCCGACGAGGAACTCGATGCGCTGTTCCATGACCCGGACGTTGTCAGCCATCTTGTCCAGCTCTTCGGCCATCGTGAGCTGCATGTCCATCAGCTCGCTGAGCATGGCTTCGAATCCGTCCTTCTCGTCGTCCGCGGACTTCTTCGCGGACTTCTTCGCGGACTTCTTCGCGGACTTCTTCGCCTTGCGGGGCGGCGGGTCCTCGTCGGTCTCGTCGTCCTCGTAGCCGTCATCGTCACCGGGCTCGTCGTCCCCGTTGGACTCGTCGTCCTCGTCGTCCTCGAAGGCACTGGAGTAGGGATCATCCCCGTCCTCGTCGCCGTCGTCCTCTCCCTCGTCGTCCTCGGGCTCCTCCTCTTCCTCCTTCTTCTTGGCCTTGCGGCCGGAGGACTTCTTCGCGGACTTCGAGGCCTTCTTGTTGCCTCCGCTCTTCTTGGCTTTCCGCTTCGGCTCGTCGTCGTCGTCGTCGTCTTCGGAAAGCGACTTGCCCGCGGCCTTCTCCAGGCCAGGCATGTCGATGTCGCCATCCTCGAACTTGGCGACGAGGACGCTCACCATCTCGTCCTCGCCGTCGACCTCGGCGTCGCGGATCTCCTTGGGGTCCAGGCCGGCCTCGGCCAGTGCCCGACGGAGGCGGTATCGGCTCATCTTCAAAGCCGCCTGCTTGAACGCTTCTTTCTCTTTCTTCGCTGTCATCTCTCGAACCTCCTACTTCTTCTCGAGTGCCGGTCGGCTCGCGACGTAGCAAGCCGTGACTTCTGCGTCATGGTGCTGATAGCAGTCACCGTGACAGTGTGTGAGCAACTGGTCCCTGATCTTGTCCCAGTTCTTGGACAGGAAGGCGACGATCTTGTCCCTCCACTTGTCCATGGGGTGTGCGATGCGTTGCTTCTCCCCCCGCTGGAGCGTCCGGCGCAGGATGTCGATGGACATTCCTCTGTGAGCTCGGATACCCATCAAGTTGAGAATCTCAACGATCTCCGTTGCATTCATGTGTGGGATGTCGCGTTGATCGACGGTGATTCCGTTTTCCTGAATCTCCTTGTCCCAGTCGACCTTGTCCCACCACCATTTCTTCTTCAGGCCCATAGCACTTCCTGGATCGCTTCCTCCACGGCTTCGTAGAGCTTGTCGATCTCGCCTTCCTCGAGCTCGTAGACCTCGGCTTCGACTCGAGGATCATCGGAGTCGTGGTCCTTGAATTTGAACACCGGGAAGATGTGGCTATCATCCACTCCGATCGCTTGGGTGACCGAGTCGATGAGGAGCTTACCGCGGTTGGTCGTGTCGACCTTCTTGTACCGAGTCTTGGCCTTTCCTGTCGCCCACCCTGCGTTCTCGACGTTCTCGAAGAAGACACGCAGGAGCACCAGATAAGGTACGTTCTGGCGGAACTGGACGGTGTGCCTGATGGCCATGTCGGCGATCTCAGTTGCCGTGGATCGTTTGTACGCTTTGGCCTCGTCGGACAGGATACGGATGGATCGCTTGTGTCCACCCTTCGTCGTGGAGGCATTGATGTAGATGTTGTTGTCGGTAGGCGGAAGCGGGAGGACGATCTTGAAGATCGCCTTCCCGTTCCTGTAGCCCATCGCGTCCTGGAACTCAGCCGTCATCGTCTTCCCCACTCCACTTCTCGTCATTTCGGAAAGCGCGATCACGATGGCGCTTCTGACGGCTCATGTTGTGGTTACGCTTGTGCTGATCGAAGTCTCGGGTGCGGAACTCCACATCACGAGAGAGTACGGCACTGGCCGCCTCGAGCGTCCCGCACTTCGAGGCGAGGAGGGCAGCAACACCCTTCCACTCGATGCGCTTGGCGTTGAGCTCGATGAACTTCCCGTGTGTCCGGGCAGCCGCCTCGCGTTCCTTCAGGTTGCCGGCGGCGTCCTTGAAGACGCGCTCGCGGACATACTTGGCCTGTTCCTCGAAGGCCTCTGCCACGACGTCAGCCAGGACTCTCATCTCGGCCGCATAGGCGTAGACCGTCACATACTCACCTCGCTTGTTGGTGAGCTCCTTGTTGGGGATGGAGGAGATCTTCTCTGGCAACACCGGGATCAGGGGCTTGCCCTTCCTCATCGGCTGAGGGGTGGGTGCGAAGCCCATCTTCTTCAGACGCTTCAGGACCTTGTCTCTGATCGTTCCACCGTCGTAGCGTTCGATTTCCTCATCCAGCTCGGTCACGACTTCAGAGAGGTCGAGCCGGGCAGCTCTTCTGCCTTCTCCCATTACAACCTCGGCTCTCTGCGGGTGCTACGTCGACCCCTGGACATCGACTTCCGTAGGCCCTTGGGTTTGCACTCTTCCAGGAAGGCGCAGCTGGTGCAGTGTCCAGCCACAGTCTTGATGGGCTCCTCCATGTTGTTGGCCTTCTCGATGATCCCTTTCAGTCGAGTGCCGATGGGATCCCAGATCTTGGGCGTGTAGAGGAGCGGGATGTTCTTGAAGACCGAGTTGTCCTTGTTGATGAACAGGACGAACGTGATCGGGATGTCGCCGGACACCATGTAGCCGTGCATCTGCTTGGAGTAGTCCGAACCCGGGGTGTCTCCTAGCTTCGTGAATCCGGCGGAGTTGATCGATTTCCAGTCGATGATGATGCGGATCAGATAGGTCTGTCCGTCGATGGTGATCTCGCGCTCGAAGACGCCATCCGCACTCCCGCACATCATGTACTCGTCAGCGGCGGCGCTCCCCTTCCAGAGCTCCACTTCCTCGTCGTACTGCCAGTCGTAGTACAACGCCATGGTTTGCATGTAGTAGTTCATCTGGAGATGGATCGCGGTGCCTGTGTCGAAGAGCGCCTGCTTGGGCTGCCTCTTCCTCTTCTCTTCTCCGCCGACAAGCTGGAAGAACAACTTCATGTCGCACTTGTGCTTGAAGGAGGAGGGGTGGAACCGGTACTTGGTCCGCTTTTCGTTCCAGTTGTGCCGAGTCTCCCAGGGGATACCCAGCTTGGACGCTTCGCCCGCCCAATCCCTGAGCTCGCCAGCGAAGTCCCACTGGCGAAGCAGTTTCCGGACGAACTTCGGCCCCAGCCTTTCCAGGTCCGCGATCGTCCGCAGTTCAATCACCTTTGCCATCTATCAGCTCCAAGAAATCTGGCCAGTGAACCAC